TGAACAATTTTCATTAACAAACAGGTCTAAACTCTCTCTAATTTCATTGCCTTTAGTATTGTTTAGATAACCTTGACATTTGTCTCTCAATGTACAAGCTAGATTATTACATTGTTCAACAACAACTTCTTGAATTGTTTCTCCGTTATCTAATACAGCAATTCCATCTTCAACCTCTCTAGAAAGTGTATGAAAAACTCTTTCCCAACATCCTGTATGGTTAGGTTCACCTACAACTTCATAGAAAGCAATAGAGCTATCTTCTCCAGCTTTATTTAATATCTTAGGTCTTCCAACTATAGATTGATTAATGTTATTCAAAGGACCAGTAACTCCACATTTATATGTAGTCATCCATAAATCTATCCAGTAACCCATACTACTCCAATCTAATGTAAGATATGCTTTGATTATATCTTTCATCATTTCACCCATACAAACATTACCTGTACCATAAGTATTCCTTGATACATAAGGATGTAATGCTCCTATATATTTCGGATGTATTTCAGCTATACATTCAAAGTTTTGTTGACCATAACGACTGCCATAGCTTCCATGATGAGTTAATAACCCTGATGCAACTCTTATAGTTGATGAATCAAGAATATTATCGTCTAAATTGCAATAATTATATATAAGATTAAACCATTTACATAAAGGCATTCTAAATCTTAATTTAACATCACCATAATCAACAAGACCTAACTCTCTATTTTCACCAGTTCTATTTCCCACAGTAACATCTATTTTAATATCTTCTATAGGTATTATTGTTTCTATTATTGTATCACTGAAAGATTCATTATATTCTTGAATCTCAATAGAACAATGTGGAAAATAACTTTTTAATCCTTCTAATTGAGCTAACATTGTAGTTTTATATAGTTCAAAATGACCTCTAATCTCCTCAGGATCTGTTATAAAACTTCTATTTTCAGCTCTAAAGCCATACAATATCCTTTCAATCTCTAATAAAGATTCTTTAAGTCTATTTTTAGTGTATGTTTGCTCTCTCGCAAATATGCTATTCATTCCACTTGGTCTTCTATGCCATTGCAACCATTCTTGTGTAAGAATTTCTTTTACTTTGTCATAAGTTCCAGGTTTCCATCTAAATTTAGGTGTTATACCTATCTTTAAATCATCAGTTCTAACATATTCTCTATTCAGTCGTTCTAATTTTTCAAGAACATCTGCTTGCGGACCTATATATAGATCTTCCATAGCAGTTCTTACATCTATACTATATCTTGATATATCCATATATCCTCCAATTTTAGCCAGTTGGGAGCGAAGATTACAAAACTCTGCATCAGCGTGGGCTTACATGTACACGTATCGCCCCCTCATGACCTAACAGTTAAACTACTTCTTTTTACCACCAGTTTTATTAGATGATACAGCAGCTACATTCATTCCATCTTCAAGTATGTAGTCATCACTAACAACTGTTCTGTTTACATTAATAGTATGACCTTGTAGTTCAAGTTCGTTTCTTAATGAACCTACAGTTGTAGATTGTACTTCAGTTTCTGCAAATGAAGATGAATTATTTAATAAGTTAATTTTTGGCATGATGCCTCCTATTATTTTATTGATTTAAGTTAACTTTACTATCTCTGACTTTATCTTTCCATTCTTTCTTAGCAATGTAAGTCCAGTCTCCAGAAGCTACTTTCATCGCAGCAGCTTCATCATTTGTCCTAACTATCTTGCTAGTGGTTAAAGATTTAATACATTTCATATTCACCCCCTAACCTATCGTAAATCCACCAGAAAATCTGGCAAATTCAGCAAAATTCTTGACATTATCTACATTAAATGGGTAATTAGCCATGAATTGCACGTCTTTTTCATCAGAATCTTTTAATTTCTGACGTTCTTTTTCATATTCTACGGCGTGTTCATCAACTTTACCTTCATCTAGTAGAGTTTCGAGTCTATCAGCTATTTTTATAGCTTTAGTTTTAGATATTTTATGAAAATCATTGTAAGAACCACTAGTCATATCTTTTTCAGTTAATATATCTTCACAGTTATGACATATAAAGTTCCATAATGGTCTCCACCACCACACATTGTTTCTAAAATAAACTCCAGGCGTATTCTCTACCCATGCCCAATAGGCTTTCCATGAGTCTTTACTGCCATCATCCTCGTCCCAAGGTCTACCCGAAGGTTCTTCACAAGGGACTGAGTCAGGATGACATGGTTTTATACCAGAAAGATCAAAACCCATTAAGTTCTACACCTTTTCTTACTACATCTAATAGACATCCAATATCCTATTAGACTTAAAACTATCACTGATTCAAATGTGTGGTCTTGAATCCAGTGTTTGAAGGGCCACCATAGGTATGAATTAGTTGTAAACATATTTCTAACCAACATATATGTTACAAATGTCATACTGAATGACCACGTGTATTTAATATAAGGTACTATATTATTTAAATGCTTCATTTATCCTCCACATTTATTGTTAAAAGTTACCATCTGCAACTTGCATACACTGCAAATTCAGACCATTTCTCCACATGTCCACCACTTGATTCCTATCATCAAATACATATTTAATATCATAGCGAGGTGCTACTTCTTTATTATATATGTCATATTTAACATAGCAATCTTTACGATGATCACCTTTCTCTCGCAGTATAAGCTCCCAACCTTTTATTGGTGCTGGTGCATCTTGTCTATCAAAGACATATTTATTAATCCACCATTTTGTTAGGTCATAAGCATTATTATGCTCACTACGTGCACTAGAAAAGTTCACATTCTCTCTTGCTGATAAGAAAACAATATAACATTCTAATTGTTTAGCTGTATTCAACACGAGGTCTATCACAGGTTGATTAGGCATATCCTCATCAGCCTTTATGTATTCAAAAGGACTTCTTTTACTGAAATTCATCAGCGCAACTGTCCCATCCACATCACATATTATTGCTTGCTTCATTTAGGCCTCCCCCTAATATTCTACTGGTTCAAAGTCATCTGGCTCATCTGGTTCACCAAATCTTGCTTCCCAGTATTCTTCTTCTGTTGCATAACCGTAATATTCCCAAACAGGTATACGATTATCTTTTATTACTTTAAAATCTTTTAATTCAGGACTACTCTTATTACCATAGCCTAAATCATATCCACCATTATCCAGCCAATCTTGTATATGAGTCTTTATTTTACCCATTTTTACATCCTCCATGTTTATTTAGTGGAGACGGTGAGAATCGAACTCACATCCATGTAGCTTACCAAGTTCATGGGCTCCCATGTCTAAACCTGTCGTCCCCATTCTATCATTTAAGACAGAAAAAAACAATTAATAACAATATATTAATTATCAAAACAACCTTGATAAAGAATAAACTCTTACTAATCCCTACTAATGCAGCACGAGTCTGCCTTAAAACCTTGACTTTAGAGTCCATAGGTTCCTCCTTTCCTAAGTTGTTATTTATTTAGGAAATTGTTCAATAGGTTGAGACTAAGCCTATCAATTGAGTGTCTTTGGAGATATTACCAGTTTTAGCTGTTCCCCTCTTTGTCCACCAAATGTTGCCAAATGGTATCACTCAAAGCTCAGTAGTTATAGACTACCACTCTTATCGGTTTGGTTATCTCAACAGGTACTAAGTTCTTAAGAAGATAGCGAGTCCTCAGAAGTACTGTTCACCATTAAACACATCACCCTTGCGAGGTAACATGCACTCTATTCACCGAAGTGTAGAGTATTAGAGCTCTTTGCTCCAAACCGTGCCATGAATTTTTGCTTTTACGTTATCATTTATCTGATACGATATTTCACGTATTTAGTTAAGTGGAAACGAGGAATTTGTTGCATTGAGACCATAACATTGCTGCTTACTTGTCTTTTGGACTAGTAAATACAACACTCAATAGCTACATAAAATGACTGGTGATCATAATTACATGTTGTTTCAGGCATGCTTACTCTCTCTTAAGTTTCCCTAAGACAGTAACCTTTACAATGGAGAACAGCCTAGCTACCACAGCTCAGCTTAAACTCCTTACTCTTTTTATCTATGAGGTGTCACCACCCGCAATCCAATTTCCCACATTGGATATTACCCACCTAAGCCTCTCAGCTGTCGCCCATGAGACGAAGACAGGTAACGATAGAGCTTGCATTTATAGACCATTGCTGGCGCTACTAGGACTGTTTTTCCTTAATCCTTTCACTTTGGGTGTATTACTACACTTATCCTTAGACCGAAGTCTCAGACATAATGCTGCCTGATTACCGAAGTAATTCTTTACTAAATTGTTGCGGGAGACAGATTCGAACTGCCGACCTATTGGTTATGAGCCAATCGAGGTACCAACTCCTCCATCCCGCATCTAAACCTTTGTGGACGCTGCATGGATCCCAGGTACGGCCTGTTTCTCCTTTGCTCCCTTAGGCATGAGTAGTTACCTCAATATCCTAGCCTCTATTTTGCATAGCCCGAGGTGGCCTGTCCACTAGGTAAATAGGTGTCATAAAACACCCACAAACACACACAAATACCACATGATTGTTGTTTTAATCACATGGTATATGTCTGGTATAAGTCCATACTATACATTACCGAAGAAATACTCAAAGGCTTGCTCATAAGCTTTACCATAAGTATCTGCATCAGCCATAGGTACACCATGGATATTGCCATTGGAATCACAAAACATCCAATGTAATTCAGATAGTCCAAGATATGACATATCCCTTCCTCCTATTTTGAATTAAGATTAACCACATTCTTTATATAATATCAGTGCCTTCTCTATGTAGTAAGCAGTAGATAACATATAAAAGGGAGATTGATAATTAAGCACAAGGTTCTCCCAAACCTCCCAACTACTACCGAGCCAATTTACGGATTCGTAGTTGTAGCATTAACATTAGCACCACTAGCATTAAGACTAGCAATCAGCTGGTTAGCTTCTTGTAGCTTAGCTTGTAAATCTAAGGCCATCTGCTTTACCGTATCTTTATTATCAATGATAGGTGCAGCAGTTAATGACAATGCTAGGTTCACCTTATCCTCTGCAGGAAGGTAAGCCAATGCTTGCTGTCCTTCTAACTGGATAGCATTGAACATGTCATTAGTTAATACTTGGCCTTTGTTTACAGTGATACTCATGTTATTAAAGTTCTTATTTCTTACGAAAGTCAGACCCTCCTATATTATGAGTTAAATAAACAAAACAAAATACAACTAAAAAAACCAAATCAAAAATAACTAAAAAGCGATAGCAAAAAATCCCCGTAAGGGGTGACTCTTTATAAATAAGGGCGTATGATAAAATCCTTGTATTTTTAAAAGTTTTACTATAAATTAGTATCCTGTTATGGCTAAGAAACACACAGAGATGAAACTTACTTTTAGAGTAGTATTTAACGATTCTATGTCGGATACTGACATTACTCATTTTATGAAGAATGTTAACTTAGATCTAGATGAATCAAAGGTTGATAATATTGAATTGGTGAAACTCTCTAAGTAATGCCTACTATACAGGTGACATGTCTTGGTTGTGGTAGTCGTACTTATGCAATAAATTGTAAATACAGGTGTCAGTTATGTGGTTTTGAAGGTGGTTGAACTGACGTAACGAGCCAGGATGGCCCGAAAAAGGAGAGAAAAGATGGCAAACAAGAAAAAGCCTACAAACAAAGAGATGGTTCAAGAGATAAACTATCTAGGTCAAAAGTTAATGATGATGGAACAAGTACTCCAGAATTATGTGAAAGCGTTTGATTTGTATGTAGCTATGAATAAACACGAAAAGAAATTTAAAAAGTTTATAGATTCAACTATAGCAAAAGCAAAGAAGGAGCAAGAGAATGGCGACGAAAAACGTCAGAGTTAGTCTCAGTATTAGTTACGAGAAAGATGGAGCAAAGTACCATAAAAATGATGTCTTTGAAGAAGATATAAGTGGAAGCGGTTTTACTTCAGGTACTCAAACAATAGGCACAGTTAGGGAGATCGTTGAGCATAATACAACAGATATGGGTACCTTAGGATGGGCCTTTTTAAAGAATGTAGAGACGACAGGTCTGGATTATATTGAAATTTGTAAGGATGATGATGATAATGATTACCATATAAGGCTTGGCCCAGGTAGGGCTTGTTTAGTGTATTTAGGTACTACTAATCAAATATATGCAAAAACTGCACTAGGTAATCAAAAACTAGAGTATTGCCTTATTAATTATTAGGATTCGGTTCCCAGTCCGAATTTTGCAAAACAAATAATTTGCAAAATCGGTATAACTACCTTATATTACGTAAGTTACAGGGATTAAAAAAAGTGTTGTTTTTTAAAAATAAAGTAAGTAAACTAGTGCACTAAATTGTAATTAAAAGGAGGTGTTTATGGCTATTAAAACTTACACTCTAGAGATTGTTTATGATGATAAAAAAGAAGAAGTAGAGTATGTTAAGGAGTACATAAGCGGAACGGAGCCTCCAGCATTTATCCCAATGCCTACAGAGGTAGAAGTAGATGAAGATTATTGGGAGCATGATTACACTGGCGAAGTAGGAGAAGCATAATTTATCAATTGCTGACGCAATTGTCTTACTCGCTTCGCTCGCGCAAATTAGAGGAGAGATTATATGAGTTTAGATGGATGGTCACTTAACGAAAAGTTGAAGAACTTGGAAGCTAAGATGAAAAGACATGAGAACATTATAGGAGCTCTTGCTCAAAAGGTATTTGCTTTAGAGAGTAAGTCTCCTTCTAAAAAGAAGGTAAAAAAAGATGCCAAAAGCGCAAAGTAGAATAGTAGCTGCAATGAAAGGTAAACAGCATATATGACCTCAAGAAGGTACGCCACATCCAGTTGGGAAAAGGCATAAAGGGGTTAAAGGTCAGGAGCATTGGAAAAGCACTGAGTTTACTGTAGCTGATAATAAATATGTAGAGGGAAAATAAACGGGAGAGATTTTTGTGCGTATTTACAAAGTGAATGGTATAAAGCACAAGGTTTTTGAAGATTTAGAAGAAGTTCCATCTGATTGTAATATATTAGATTGGAAGGAAGCTGATGTAGGTGATTGGGTAAAAGCAGATGATGGATGTTATATCCAGATCCTTAGAAAGGGAAAAATGCTTAAACCTAAGGGCAAGGAAAGGGTAGTATATTATGTAGGTACTTGCACAGGAACATTTATAGCTAACAAAACTTCCAAAATGGATACTTCTAGAAGAGAGAATATTTATTCTTTCTCAGGGTTTAAGGATAAAGAACCTAGAAGATTGACTAAGAAAGAAGGTTTATTTGTTTATTATTTAACCAAAGAAAAACTTAGTCCAGAGAAAGCATATTTAAAAGCGTTCCCTACTAATAATGGTAGGTATGCGCAAGAGAAGGCTTTAGAATTAGTTAAAACAGAGAGGGTATTAACACAAGTGAAAGAAGAGTTAAAACCAGTTTTAGAAGAATTAGGTATTTCTGAAGAATACATCTTAAAGGGTATTAAGAATACTGCAGAATTAGCGGAGAAAGAAGATGTAAAGCTTTAGCCCTTTTGATTTAGTTAAAAGACAGGGCGAAAACAATAAACAAGACTTGTTCGCCCCGAGTCCAAGTGTAGCAGGCAAAGTACAGCCTGTTAGTCAAAGAAAACTAAATAATCCAAAAGGCAATGTAGCGGGAAATATTGCCAAAAACAAACCTGTCAATCCAGGTAACCCAGGTAATCCAACAAATAGACCACAAAATATGAACGCAGGTGCGTATGGACAAGCAGACCCTGGTCATACTCAATGGGAAACTCCAGGTCAAGTAGCAAATCAAGGCAATTGTTATAGCTATAATGTTTTGGGGCAACAAGTGCCCGTCGCTTGTGATGATCCTAACTGTATGGCAGGACCTTGTGGTTCAACATTCCAAGATGGTACAGGTGATTTTTATACTGG